GTTTCCCAGTCACGATCCACAGGGGTCACCTTTGCGTGGAGTATAGTTATACCTTTTCGCTGCTCCAGCTCCAAAGTGTAACGGCAAATACAAATCTCTCCAGCGATCTGCTGTAGCTTCTAATGCTTTACGTTTAGCATCATTGATGGAAGATCTTTTTAAGGCTGCTTCCACGTCTGAAGTATCAACAGAAAACTTCCACACTACCATTCTTTCCAATTAAATCTGTAGTCACAACGTACAATTTGGGTTTGTGCCTTTTTGTACTTTTCGCCTACAACATGAATGCTTTCTACTATTCCTTCACGAATAGGTATTTGCCCGTTTTGAATTATGTAGCTTAGCAATTCATCTAGCAAATCTCCTGAGGTATCAACCATAGCCTCTATAGCATCTTCCTCAGCTACTGGAGTTGTATTGCGTTGACACAATCTCAGGGTTAAAGTACCTGCTTTTAAGTAGTTGCCGCTTGGTCCTAATTCTCTGATATGCGGATTGGCTCGAGCACTGGCTACAATAGCCCACGTGTCTAAGTCTGATTCTTGAGGATTGAACTTATAACGGAAAATATGCTCTGCTGCCAATACTGGTAATGCTTCTCCAGTCCAACTTACAAACGTAGTCTGCAGAGACAGTATGGTAATTAGATTTTCTTCTTGAGATTTCCAACAGTTGGTGATTGACACATCACCTCTCCATCTCTAAATACCGTTCTCGTTGTTCGGTTCGTCGCATTAAAGTTAGATTCATCAGTTTTTCTGATTTGTCATTAATGCTTTCTACGGACCAAGGAACTACGTCTGCTCCTATAAGAACTTGAGTATATACAGTTATGCCTGCGTAAGGCTCAATTCTTATTGTTCGTCTTTCTACACTTAACTCCACTTCAAAATTGTCGCTTTCTGAATTAAGTGTAGAGACTTCTACCTCGCCAACAACAGCTCGTAAAGGAATACTGTCTGGAAGACCAATAGGAACAGGAGTCAACGAAGTCCTTATAAGGAAAATCGCTGACTCCTCTCCTAATTCGCTCATTAAGAATGGAGTGACACTATCCTCCACCCAAGAATCGAATTCAGTAGTCATTAGACTGCGTTAAGGTCTAGCTTTACAACAGTTTCACCACTCAACTTAGTACCTACCCCTCGGCCAGCTCGAATATTACCAGAGGATGTGGTAGTTGCTCTGTTGTTGGTATTATCCCAGTACCACAGAGTATCTTGGGAACCAGTGTCTGTTGACAATGCTGTTAGCTCAAACACTCCTGCTGTGCGCAGTGTTACCTTTTCACCAACTGCAGCACTTACTATGTTGCTGTATACTCCAACTCGAGTAGTGCTGAGAGGCACAACCTGGCCTGCTGATAATGCTTCAGCTGCCAATACGTGGATCTCATTAGGATCGTTTACTGTTACTGCTTCAGGCATGACATTACCCTCAAATTGATATCAAACAAATTAAGATTTGACCTTAATTGGACAAATCGTGAAACACACTCATGGCTCCTCTGGCAGCAGCTTTGCTGATACCAGGTATGCCTTCTAAAGTTTCATTTTCGGCAATGTAGTCTAGTACCTCCTGCGTGGTGTTCAATCCTACCTGGCTTAATGACTCTAACACTTTAGACTTTACCAAATCGCACAGTTCTGGCAGTCCTTCTGTATTATCATCTTCTTCCGTTGTAGTGTTAACAACTTGATCATCCTCGTCTGTACAGATTTCTTCTGCCTCAACTGCATGACCAATTGCTACCATGTGGTCAATCATTTCTTGAGATACTCCTTCGATTATCTCTCCTTCGGAGAAGTGCTCCAAATGATCGCCAACATCAACACCAATCTTTCGAGTCGCTACAACACTCATGACTACAATCCTAAGTTAATGAAACTAAAATGATCTAACAACAAAAACTAAGCTGTAAACTTCTGCCAAACTCGCCAATCCATAGGCTTGGCACCAATGTCCAGCTTAATCTTCCAACCCATTCCCCAACCACCTCCGGGAATAGTAAACGGTTCAACACCCGGAATACCACGATTACCACGCAAATAAGCAACCTGGATCAAATGACGTGAATTGGACTTCGCCATATACCAGGTGGTATTCAAGTGAGCAATCGCTGAATCCGTTGTAGGATCGACAAGGCCAAGATCCAAACGAGCATCTTGGACCATTTGAATACTCCGAGCCAACAAAGTATTCTTGTTACCTGCTCCGGAATCGTTACTTACTACAGGACTGCTAATCAGTCCATCTGCAGTAAAGCTAAGATTTTCCGGTACAACGATCACAAAACCAGGACCACTACTTAACAATCGCCCATTTTCAGTAGCGGTATTGATTTTCGTAATGCCTGTTTGAATATTCGTTCTAGAAATGGCTGAAGAAGTATTCAAATTACTGTGAGAAGCATGGAACAACGCTACACCGTCGCGCATATTATCATTACGGAATAGTGTAGCGTATACCAAGTCAGGTCGCAGTTGTTTAGCTGCTTCGCCCAACTCTGACGCTGCTCCAGATTCTGTCGAGCCAAACCGATCGTCAATCACGTCTTGATCGTCAATTCGGAATTGACGGCTGTACCTAGCGATTTTATACGATTCCGTCGCATCGCTAAAACTGGTATGTTCAGCCTCGCCTCCTCGAGCATGACGAGTCATACGTAACCCTGCAGCCAATCGCGTATGCTCTGTAGTACGGAAGTCATTATGACTGCTTTCCGTTGTAATCGGTCCGGTAGTATCTACCGCAAAATCGAATCCAGCCATGAACTGGGCTGCGAATGCATTGCTGTAAATACCTGTTAGAGTAGCTACAGAGTTCGGTGAACTACGCAATGCGTCAAACAAAGCCTCTGGCCCATCTAAATGTTCAGAGATTCCATTCATGCGCAGTGCTTCTCGAGCAACATCAAACATTGAAATACCGCGTCGCTCATAAGCAAAGTCTAGATTGCGTTCTAGATCGTCATTACCCTCTCGAGGAATACGCTGAAAACTACCACGCCGCATTACAGCGTAGCTATCTTCACTACGCATATCACGATTTGCCAAAGCCAAAGATAGCACGTTGGCCGAATGTGTTTGAGCTCGAGAAAGTGATCGTACTGCCGGCCCATAATTTGCGGCCAGCATTTGATCCACTCGACTCATTTCAGGCGAGTTGTTAGACCCGCGTTGATAGTTTGAACGACGATCATTTACTCGCTCTAGAAAATGACGTTGAGCTCTAGCAACCTCCCAACCCTCTTCAATGGCTTGATTGACGTCCTGCTCTTCAACCGCCTCTCCTGCCAATTGAGCTGCTCGACGAATGTCACTAATACGCTGACGCTCAATTACTACCGCATTGGTTGACGAATCAGAGCGTCTTCCATGCTCTCCTCCTTCATCGCCGTTAGGAGCGTCATCTTCTTCATCTTCTTCATCCTCTTCAGGATCTGTTTCAGTGCGCAGTACGTTAATGGGATTTGACGGATCCCGGTTCCAAGCACGTAAAGCATTATCAGCTCGAGTAGCTTCCTCCGTTGAGCCTTCTGTATAGTTCAACAAACCAGCAATTGAACGCTGCATTCCGCTCAAACCCGCCAGGAAGGCTTGAGCCTCTTCCGTTGTGGCTGTTTCCGCCAGCCCCAATGAACGTAGATAAGACAGTAGACGCTGATTCATTTGTACGCTCCCTTCACCACTTCTAATCCTGGCGTTGGCGTCAGCACCAACTGCAACCAGAGAAACCTCACGAACAACCCATTCTAAAACAACTCGCAAGTTTTTGCTTGCTGATGCTCTATACGACAATCCCTCTATTGTTCGACTTGTACCGGCTGGTACTATTACTGAACGAACAACCTTGTAACCAATAGACAAATTATTGATAAACCCTCTAGCCAATTGCCCAAATATTTCTTTGACAGAAGGACGTTCAATATCAAACTGGAGTCTGCCGGCCCATAGAGACCCCTCTCGGCGAAAATTAGATGCTCCGCCCAAAATAGCCGTCTGTACCGGAGATTCTACGTCGTGATTGTTTAGCAGAGGAGTACGCTCCGGAAACCTACCGCCAGCGGCGACCAGTACCTCGTCAATTACCTGCCGTGACTCTGGATCATACACCCTGACCATACTATCGCTAGCCAAAGTAGCTTCTACTGTACCAGCTTCTACGTCTATAGTGTTAGAAGCCAAGGTCAAACCGCGAGTCAAAAAGGTATCTGTCAATGCTTCACGTACCATTGACTTATTGCGTTTATTACTCTTAGCCATTTTCTGCTCCTGTTGAAACTTTGGCTTTAGTCTTTCTTTGACTTTGTTCAGACGAACTTGATTGTGGTTCTAACTGAGGCTTTATATTGCCTACATTAACCGGCAATTCAGGTAAACCTGCCTCCTGCAACGCTTGTATATCTCGCTTACGTGTCTGAATTGTCTTTTCTAGTCTCAAGCCGTACTGAGACAATACGTCGCTATAGGACCGTGTACCATCCTCCAGCTGGGCTCTAAGAGCGTCATAAGCATCTTTAGGATTGACGTAAGGAGCAACAGGCCAAGTCCATTCAAACGCAAACCTTTTAGGTATTTTGGTCACAATGCGTTGTAGATATAACTCGAATACAATACGCTCCAAAATCCAGTTCAAGGTATTACGATCGATAAATGACTGCAATGCGCTTAGTGCTCGCATATACACTTGACCGTCATAATGCGCTGAAGCAAAGTTGGAATCAGCAGATGAAAGCAATACAACCATCAGCGGCATACATACCGGACGGCCCAACTCTCGCAAACGCTCGTTGCGAAAAGGCACGTACTGAGCACTAGGCTGTGTAGGGTCAAGCATTGCCGGTTTCCAGCCTGGAGGTCCGCATTCTTGCATGCCGAAAGCAATTGAATACGTTTCGCCTGCTGTCATTGGTATGTGAGGCACTTCTGGATTGTCCGTATACCAATAAACAGACCTAGCTGCAGCGTGTTTAGCAGACATCATTACATACTTATCGTAATCTCTAATATCTGCTACAGTTTGTAGATCCGGGCTCAACCAAGGTATACCACGTACTTGACCAGGCTCATGACGCTCGAATACATGATTGATCATGTCAGCAGGAACAGGATTATATTCCTGCGTTGTATTGATCAAATTAGCTGTAGGGTTATCAGCCCAAATGTAATATTGAGCTGGAGCCCACTTGTCATCAAATCTGATACCCATATTGACCTTTGGATCAGACGCATGTTCAGGTGGCGTGTTGAGTCGTTTAGGATATACTGGTTCAACCCCTATCGTTATAGAAGATAATCTACGACGATAAGTTACTTCTTGGAGAATAGATTCTCCAAATCCCCAAAACTGACGAATCATCAACCGAATTAGTTCCGGTCCTTTGACGCATTTCGAAGGACACGGATCTTCATAAACCTGTTTCCAACCATCCTCAACCAACTGATTGAACTCTTTATCTTCACTCTGAACTTCTAACTCTGGCCCCTCTTTACCTACTACATCAATCTCATGGGTACGAATAACACCCTCAACGATAGGATTATTCTGTATCTCGTAACTAGTACGGGCTCGAAGAGTCTCTAGATCATATTTCAGATCTATGTTAATATGATCTCCATAAGCATACTTCCACGTCTCAGAATTCCAACGATGTGTTTTGGCTGATTCCCAACGCCGTAGATGTAAAGTATCGCCTACATCCTGAACTTCTTCTGTCGTATCTTTACGCGCAACAGGCTGAGCAACATTGATTGAATTCAATGCGTCAAAGGAGATACAAGCCTGAGACACTAAATCAATATTCGGTTTGGACATCTACGCACTCAGGTTGTAAAAGTTGAACTGGTTGTTGAATGATACCACGACTAGCTGCTTCTTGTTTATCCACCAGTTTTAACAACTCATGAATATCATTACGCCATTGAAGACTCGTAGACTCTCGTTGCATATTAGGCGTTACAGCCAAAGTCGTAAGACACTGCATTAGCTTAATCCTGGCTGTCGGCCAGTCTTGAGCCCCTATCGCAGTTTGGGCTGCCGTGTAGTACGTATTTAGTTCTGAAGATTTGCTCATGCCAAAATCATATCTTCATATTAGTTCGTAAAAACTCCAAAAAGTAGAGCTACCACAGGAAAGTTATAGTTACTGTCTGGTATACGACGTAAAATACTTGTTGCAAGCAGGACATTTATGGGTGCGAACTGCTATCCCATTTTTCTGGGTACAAGTCACTCCTAACACTCTATTACATTTGCATTTAGGACAGTACAGACCTCCGTTCTTGGCGTATTGCTGTCGTTTAGCAATCTCCTCTGTAGCTACTCTCCAACACGCATGACATCTGTCATTGTTACATCTATAGACGTAATGCATCTTATTCCAGACGTTCAATTGATCCACCAATTGAAAATCGTTACAACCGCAACTAGGACAACAGGATGGAGTTTCTTGCTCCGTTTCCTCTTCTGGCTTGGTTTGACCACCAGGATTTAACATCTTGTCGCTTATTCTTTCCGGTCGAATAAAATCTTGATTCATCTGACGACACTTCCGCTGTAATGTCCACCTTCCATCCGTAACTACTAAGACCCGCAGCTGCCATAGCTCCAGCATCTAACCAGTGGTTTTTACCGTGCTTTTCCCAGGTCTGAACAACTCCTTTACCTTCAACTTGCTTATAAACTAGTTTCTCATTCGTGAAGTGATTACTAATTTTAGCATGCTCGTGATGATTAGGATCTGGCCCTATCGTCTTATAGAATGTTAACCCTCCAGGTTTGTCTGATCCACAAGTAAGTCTAGTCTGCAACCACAGTTTCCAAAAGTCCGAATCAAAGGTCACTTCAACCACTCCCCTAGAAGCGTTGATTTTACCGTACCAATGATCTCCTATCCAACGCGTCTGCTTATCCTTTCTCTGGGGAGAATTGTACTTAGTAGGCCGCATCATAGACGATCCTCAACCGAATGCCATGCGGAATCCAGACTCTCGCCAACTACCCGTAGACCTAACAAATCTAGCTACTGTATCGTTTTGCCATATTCCGTCTATAAACACAACATCTATAGCTCTGCGTTGCTCTGACCCTTTAATACGTACTCCAGGATCTATTAGCGTCTCTTTAAACACGGCCAAACTATTCATTAATGCCAACTCCACCGAGTCAGAAGTATCGCTACAGGCTGTAAAGGCTCCGTATGCCGGTATGTGGGGAGAACCATTCTTTCTACCAGCCATCATCACCCACCAACAAGTAGATTTTCCTAAATCTATACCCACAGATACAGCATCAGTATCTTCGGGCAGAACCTCTCGCTCCCATTCAGCCACCCTACGTCTTACAGCTTGTGGATCTAATTTACCTAGTCCCCAATCTGGATCTTCGTAAGGAGTAGTCCAAAAATATTGGCATTGCCTCTTTTCTAGGTCAAACTGAGATGGTAACTCTAATTGAGCAGCTTCTCTTGCCTCCGCCTCAGCCGTAGCAATCAATCCCGTCTCCCAGAAAGCATTAGCGAACGCATTCCATTTCACAGAGCAAGTGTCTACATCCGGCGGTTGTCCTTTGATAATCCCGTCTTTGCTTATTGTTTGACCCCTAAATACCAACTTCAGATTCTGTATCATATTTTCTCGTTGTTTAGGGGTCCATGTCTTGGCGCAATAAGGGCATATCCAGCAAGCAGATTTTGCTATAGACTTGCTAGTTGTAGCTGTATTATCGTAGTGTATAGCTTTGCGATCTGGACATACGTATTGCCTACAATGAGGGCATTTTGAGTAAAACTCTCCCGCAGTTCCAGCTTCCCACTCATTGTGTATACGGCCTGACGTATTGGTAGTGATTGACTCTATGTAGATCCTTCTACGATCTCCAAAGCTAAGAGTTCTGGCTTCCGCCTGAGTTACTGGATCTGCTTGACGAGAAGATTCCCTAGCTTCATCCATTTCATCTGCTTCAGTAATACATACTACTCTACTAGTATATCCCCATAATGAGCCTCCAGGGGTCATGAATTTTAAAGGTATGCCGTTAGCAAACTCTATCTCGTTGGCTGTACCGCCTCTAGACCCTTTACCTCTCCTAGGTAAGTAACGACGCAGTTCTGGAGATCTGTCTATAACTGGTAGTATTTCTCGGTTGTATTTATCAATACAAGTATCCATGTTTGGGGCAAATAGAATCACACGCTCCTTTAGCTCGAATAGGTGATATAGACAAGGTATGACTAGATATAGAAACGTTTTGCCCGATTGAATACAGCCTGTACCCACATGCCTGCAATAAGAATTACTGTCAAACAGATCCAGTACAGAGCCTTGAAGTGGTTGATAATCAACAGAATATTGAAAATCTGTATAAGGCCCTTCGGGAATAACCAAATCACTTACAAATTGACGAAATGTACGTAATACTCTGCCTTTGGCTTTGCTTAGAGTTGATTGAAATTCTTGCAACAACAACGAGTCTAAGATTGTTGGCATACATCATCCTCTGATGACATCGTCAGTAACATTTTTTCACAATCATCTAACCCATTACGTAACAGTTCTGCTGCCTTTCTATCGTACTTACGCTCTAGTATTTCACATACTTTTCTTAGTCTATCGCTCCATTGAGTGTGAATCTTGTTCACTAACTCTATGGCTACCATCTCCCTGTTACGCTCTTTTAGCTTCAACTCTGCTAACTGAGCTTGAGCAGTACGATATCTTTCCATTGCTGGGCTATTAGGTCCCATCAGCTGTGGATCCAATTCTTCCTGGGAGGAAGTTCTAGCCAGTCTGCGTTGCATCGCCTGTTTTGGTAAGGCTGCCAGAATATCAGATAACCAGGAGAACACCTCTTGCAATACGATGCGACTACTATGTCCGTCTGGATACGGAAATCCTAATGTTCTTCTCCACTCTTTTAGCTGGTTTGTGGATCGGCCCATTAATTGGGCCATATGCTGCTTAGTTATCGATCGAGGTAAGATGTCTAACTTAGTCACCGTGAAACCCCATTAGATCGTGACTGGGAAAC